AGGGACTACGAGCCTGTTTAAGCTCATAGTCCCTGTTGACTGTTTCCCTCTACCCGTTTATAGAGGTCTTTGTTTTCACTTTTCGTTCGATTTCAACCACAACGAGTTTGCCATTTTCTTTCTTCAACTCAGCCGAGTTTCCTTTTTTAAGAATCCTGCTGATTGCTTCAATGGTATCTGCGTTAATGATTGCAGTTGCTACACTACTCATAACTCATTCCTCCAAGTAGGGAATTAAATAACATCTGCATCCTATGTGGGGCTTCGGAGGAACATCCTCGATGTGATAAACCATCCCATCACGAGATTTACAGACCTTACACCTTTTGTTGTCCTTGACCGATACCCACATAACATTTACTACGCCGGAATCTTCATACGCTCTCTTAGTAGCGGCATCGGTAGTTGTGATGGCATACTGTGTAACCATAGCCGACCAATACCGAAGAGCAGTATCAACTTCTGCCGCCTTATTATCACTTGCTACCATACTCTCAAACAGTCGAGAGCATTTACGCTCCACCTCAGTTATGTAAGAGTATTTAGTTGTCGGGTCGTAGGCTTCAAGCACTACCTCCAACAACCATTGCTCCGTGATGACTGAAACATCTTCACCCCCGGCATTTTCGTAAGCGACTATCGCTATACGATAAAGCATCTCACGAGTAAGAGTATCGGCTTCCCGATACAACTCCTTGACCGATTGTAAGATATTCAACTCATCAAAAGAGGAGAGGGATTTAAGTTTACCGAACATCTCGATAAACCGACCGTTGAGATAACTGATTACTGTATCAGCATACTCATACATCGTCTTCATCCTCCACAGTCTCGTTTACTTTCTTCTTGTCATCGTCAACCTGCGTTTTAGAGAATTTAGCCAACTCTTTTTCGGCTTCCTTTTTCTTCTCTGCCGCATACTCCACGCTCTGTGTGTATGCGAGTTCGGGGTCAACGAAGAGTCCCGAATGAGCAAAAGCAAGACGAGGATGTATCTTGTCATTGTTAAGCATCGTAGTGAGAACCTGCGATTTAACTTGAATATTCTCATAGTTGCGGCGAGTGAAGCGAATATCAATAGCCGACAACTTCAAATCCATATTGCGTAATGTATTTGCGAACTGAATGGCGATTCGGAGGAATCTCTTTTCGGACATTTTGAACATTGTCTCCGTGTCTTTGGCACGAGACTCTGCGTTAGTCCATCCATCACGCATAATTACCGCAGAACCTGTATCGCTTGTGGAACTTCCACCATTACGATTCGGCATACCGCATATTGTAAGGACTGTATCGTACATATCATCAACAAGAGTCTGTGTCTGTGTCTGATTGAGTTCCTGTATGAGATAATAGGCATCTCCTTCAAGCGGAATTTTAAGACCGCCATTCTCTTTAAGAGTCTTGAACTCTTCGCTATCAATATCCACTCCTTTGAGGATGAGCAAAGCCTGTATAAACTGCTCCACACCATCCAATCGGTTTGATGCGGTCTCATTGATAGCATCAAGCAGACCAATTACAATCTCAAAAGCACCGAGCCTTTCGGGATTCGCAGGATATTCGATAATAGGAACTACGCCGAGGGAGTGTTTTTCTTCCTTGATGATGACTCCATCTTTAACCTCGAAGTACATATTGCTTGTGTAGATACTATGAAGTTCGGTGTTATCTTCGAGTAAAACAGTCTTGACACCCATCATAGGTTTGTTTCCAAGACCGCTATGGTAAACTACGAAACTGTATCGAGGGTCGAGAGTGTAAATCTCGAAAGGAGACTCATCTTCCTCTTTATTCTTGTCGGGCAGTACCATTCTATAAGCCGTACCGCAGATGGTAAACCACTTTGCAAGTTCGGTATCTTTTGCCGCTTTATCCTCAGCGAAGACATATTCATTTAACCTGTTGAGGTTTTCAGTAATATCTTCTGTGCTGCGACTTACATACTGAACAGGTTCACCCATAAGGTAACTCACCTTGAAAGAAACAATCTCGTTGGCTCTGTTGACAACAATCTTGTTGTTGATTTCCGGGCGAATCTCCTTAGTGCGATTGCGGATAGGTTGTTTGCCTTTATAGTAATCATAGAGATACTGAATTTCTCCACGATTCTTTCCGTGAGTGCTGAGTGCCTTTTCAAGAACGCTCAAAAGGTTCTTCTTCGTAATCTCGTTACAGTCAGTATAGATGACTCTTCGACCATAGAGAGTTTCGGTAATATTTACACTCATTTCAGCACCTCCTTGTGTTTATTCTTATACACATACTATTATACAATATTCTTCAATGGTTGTCAATAGTAAATTACAAATTTAACCATTGGAGAGTGTGAATTTTTATTAAATTGTTCGTTTGAACACCTGTCCCTTTGTCGATGCACCACGAACCATCGAAATTGCCATAGCGAGACTGTCGGGAGCATCATCGTTTTTGTTCTTCCCGAACATTTTGTATGAGAAGACATTCTGCATAAAGAGACTGTATGCTTTGCTTCGTTTTCCCGACTCTCTGAATATCATCGTTTCTCTAATGTCGGGTGCTTTATCGAAGATTCTTTGGAACTTAGCCTTATCGGATGGAGCGGCTTTTGTAGTAAGATTGATTTTACGCTTGTGCTTTTTCAATTCCGCTTCCACGCCCTCTTTATACGCTTCGGTTGATTTGTTTGCTTCTATCTGCATCGCTTGAACATCGTGGGTGAGTACGGCTTTTGCGAGAAGCGGCTGAGTAATACGCTTATCTCCGCTATCATACACGACATCGTGAACATAGATGTCATCTCCATATTGAAAACAAACAGGGGATGATACAAAGTCTCCACCACCGAAAGCCGGGTCAACTGCCATAAAAATTCTATCGGGTTCTTCTTCGGGCAGCACTCCGTTATAATATCTAAATTCATCGGGAGTAAACAATGCTCCATCTCGCTCAATAGGTTCGCCCATATATTGAGCCGACCACGATGCCATATCATTATTACGCTCGAAAGAAGCTCGTCTCTGTCGGTAGTATTCTGTACTGAATCCAACACCATAATCATAATCGAACTGACTCTCATCGTCTTCGTCAAGAGCAGAGAGATTGATAATCTTATAGCGGCGATTCTTAAATCTATCGTCATTTTCCAAAAGTTCCATACGCAGTCCGGCAGGGTCTATCATAGACCAACGAGTACCGCACCACAGGATTTTAGCATTTTCCTTAGCACGAGGGAGAAGGTTGTTATCTACCTTGCTCCACGCTGACATAAGGCGGTCTTTATTCAACGCTTCCTCAATACCACCAATAAGGTCATCGGAAATCTCAAAGCCGTTACAATCACAGGCACCGTTAAGTGTTCCGTACAAGGACCGGCAGGTCAATGAGGGGTAACGCTTTTTTCTGTCAATATTGATAGTTTCATCCTGTGAGTTGGTCTGTACAATCTTTGCTTCCGGGAATATATCTTTCCACAGATATGTTACAGGGTCGTTGATTATCTCCAACACACCGCTATAAAACGCTTTTGTTATTGTATCAGAGTAAGCAGAGTATAGATTTGACATCTCGCTATTCTTACCGATTATCCAAGTAACAAAAAGCATAAGGATAGTAGTCTTGCCGACACGGGGCGGCATTGAGATGAACAATTCGTCAAGCTCATCATCTACGAGCATCTGTAAAGCATCCACAACTTCTTTTAACACCTTGCGGCGTGGTTGATAAAATCGCTCATTAGGTTTTCTGTTAATTTCCAAGTATAACAGGTAGCAATCTAAGAAGTGGGGAGCATCGAACAGGAGTGTTTTCTTATACAAATCGAAAAAGCCCGGAACCCCATACCTCTGCCGCATCGCTTTGATAACCCTCTCACGCAACTTTCTGTTTGTCTCGTGAGATAATTTGAAATCTGTTTCCTCGATTTCTCTGCAAACTGAGAATAAATCTTCGTATGCAGTAATATCACGAGGAGTCTTTTTTATTTTCTCAAAAATTTTTGGAATCAGTTTTTCCATAATTACCTCCAAACTAAAAAGGGGACTACCTGCACCTTTACTTGAAAGATGCACGATAGTCCCTGTTGACTGTTACTTTCTACCTCTTTGCAGAAGCCTTATTACTTGTTATTTGAAATGCAATTAAATCCGATAAAGCGTTTCGGTCGATTACCATTATCAACGCCGCATCGCAATACTTATGTGCCTGTGAGGTTAAACCTCTGTTTGTTACAAACGCTCTATTGGGTTTCACCTCTTCACCGAACGCATCACGCACAAGAGCGACTCCTATGTCATCAATGCTCTGTTTGAAGTGAAATATCATATCGCCGGAGTACATTGCAGGAGAACTGAACTTATATCCTTTTTCAGCACAATCTTTAATCAGTTCACCAACAACCCCTGTGAACTCTTCTTTCGGACACATATCATATTCAAGCAATCGAGCATTTACACTCTCATTTAATGCTTGAAGTTCTTTCTTTTGATGACGATAGCAAACCCAAACGATAAGGAGAACGGGTATAGAAATTACCGCCGTAAGAAGAACGACCACTCCAAAGAGCATCTTAAAGAGAATACCCATCTCGTGAAACATAAGCATATGGTCGTAAAACTCGTTGCCATATTTCCTTTGAGCCGCTCCTGCGAGTCCCCAATTATGATAATTATAAGCCATTAGTAATCCTCCTTGACGAGAATCGGTTCGTGAACACCTTTGACCCAATTCATATCCTTGCCGTATTTATACATACCCTCGTAAAACGGGCGATTGTCTCTGATGCTACGAATGTTCGACTCTCTAAAAGCAGTTCCCTTACGAGTTTTATATCCTGCGGCAGTTAAACTGTCGGCTATGTCCCATAAAGTACGACCTGCATCCAATCCTGCAAATACCAATTTGACAATCGGTACTTCGTCTTCATTAAGAACGAGTTGACTGTTTTCAACTCTATATCCGTAAGGACTACGACCACCGCTATATCCACCTGCGTTAGCCTTGACTCTACGACCGCTACTTGTACGCATTGCAATGTTACGGCGTTCCTGCTCTGCAACGAAAAGCATAATGGAACGATAGATACCACTTAAACCATTGTCATCATCGAACTGTTCACATACACTCAGCAACTTAACATTTTTCTTTTCAAGAGTATAGAGGTAATAGAAATACAGTTTTATGTCTCTTGCCATTCTGTCAGACTTAGCAACGATGACCGCTTCATAAGGTGGATTGGTTACATCGTCTCCATAAAGAATCTTATCGAGTTCGGGTCTGCTTTCTTTTACACCGCTAACGGCTTTGTCGATAAACCAATGAACAATGTTATAACCATTCTCGTTAGCGTAGAGTAATATAGATTGTTTCTGTGAATCAATGCCGAACTTATCTTCGCCGACTTGACCTTCTGTACTTACTCGAATATATCCTACTGCGTTCTTAAATTCCATAATGCAGTCCTCCTTTGCTTTTCGCATTTAGTATAGCATAAGTTTCTGCGAATGTCAATAGTTTTTGCGAAAAAAAGTCTTTTTTATTTTCGAGCGTGGTAGAGAGACCCACCCACGCCCACTCTCGCCGCCCATATCCCCCACAGGGCAGCACCCACGCCGGGACCGTTGCCGCCGCTCTGATAGAACCAAAAGAAACACGAACGAACCGCCCGAACCCGTGAAAAATAAAAAAATCGCATTTAATCTTGAATTATTTTCGCATAAACTATTGACAAGTAAATGCGAATAGTGTATAATAGTATTGTAATAGAAAAGGGCGAACCGCTCACCCCTACCACAGAGCAACGGAACGCCCACACAACACACCCACGCCGGGCGGCTGCTCCTCTATTATAGCACAGACCCGGCACAAAATCAATACTATAATGG